CCATCGCGCAGATAGAACAGGTTTTGCTTGTCGATCGGCGTGCAGACGCGATCCGCCTCGATCATCTGGACGCACAGCGCCAGGAAGCTCGTACCCTCCTTGTAGCGACGTAGCGCGAACACGTCGCCCGAGTCCCACGCGCTGGTGAAGGCGAGGGCCTGCATCTCGTAGAAATTCTGCGTGCGGGTGACGTCGGCCTGCTTACTCTTGGCCCACAGGTGGAAAAGACGCTCGGCCTTAGCCTCCCACGCCTCCGCCGCATCCTCGTCCATACCGAGCAATTCGCGCTCGATGCGAGCTGAGAGGCGCAGACCGGCGCCGACAACATTGGTCTTGGAGGTGTTGCGCGCGCCGCGGGCGATCGGCGCGTTGCGTCCGAGGTCGCGCGAGCGGGCGCGCAGGGTGCGCAGGTCGCCGATCGAATCGGCGTCGGCCGAACCCGCGAGTGGATTGAAATTCTTGAGGCTGGTCTTGTCGGTGCGCGCGCCGGAGTGCTGTCCGACGAAATAGTTGGCGAAGCCGATCTGCCCGGCCATCGTGGCGCGCGCGGAGAAGTTGCGCTGCGCGGTGCGCGCAAAGCCCACGGCTGCGAGGCCACGCTCGAGCAGGTTTGGTTTGATCGTCACAGCGGGACGATCCGGCGCATGCGCATACCGCCGCGGGTGAGCGCCGCCACCTTCGCCTCAAGGCGCTTGCGCTCGGGGTACATCCATCGGAGATCGCCGCGCAGCACCTGGCGGTCGCCGATGCGGTACATCTGCGCGCCGCTCTCGATGACCATGATCGCCCGATTGAGCGAGGCAAGCGCCTGCTTCGGCGACATCGTCGCAAATGGGCTGTCTTCGGGCGGAATGGTCGGATCGGCCATCCCGCCACACTATGGGCGGTAGTGTTTGGCGGCGGGGCGGGTTGGGTGGCTTTAGGCGATGCCTACCGCACGGCTCCGCGCGGATAGCCGGGCTTGATAACGTCTTTCATGTGCCGCGGCGTGTAGCCGTCGAGCAATGCCTCAAGGAACCCGGCGATCGGCCCTGTCATTGTGGCTGTGCCCTTCTCGAGCTTGGAGATATGACTCCCGCCATGTTTCGGCGACAGGCGGAGGGCGCGCGCCATTTCTTCCTTTGTGATCGGCCGGCTAAGGCCCCACAATTCGCCGATTTCGCGCCGCGCCTTCTCGATGTTGATGTCAAAGGCAGGCTCATCACTCATGGCATTTTCATGACCGGAAATAAACCGGGCGTCAAGCGCTAACTCCATTTGATCGAACCCTCCTTCCCCGCTTTGCAAGCACCGGCGCCGGCATTGGCGTCGGGGATCCGGCGCGCTGCTCGGCATAGGCGCGAAGTTGAGCCAATCTGGCGCCGACATTGACCAGCATCGACTTGAATCCGGCGTAGGCATAGATGCGGCAATCCCATGGTTCGTTGCGTCCACCGTCGGGGCACCACCACTCGCGGTAGGGAACGCCGAATTTGTACTTGGTGACGGCCTTCTCGATGGTCAGCCCCTTGAAATACGCCTCGTCATAGTTGTCGTTGATTGGGAAGTGGCAGTAGCCGGGGCCGGGCTCCTTGAGCATCAGGCGCGACTGCGTGTCGGCCTTTGCATCGTCCAGGCCGAGCATGAACACGTCGATCTTCTTGCCGGCGTTGCGCGTTGCTTTTTTCGGCCAGATTGGCTTGCCGCGGCTGTCTGAATAGCCTTTGATCGGGAACACGCGCCGGACGAACAGCGGGCGGCAGAAATCATAGACCCGCGTTGTGTTGTCCGACGAGTCGACGCACGTCGTCTCCGCCCGCAGTTCGGCGCCGGTCGGGTGCTGCCAGCGTCGCGAAATGAACGTCTCGAGCGACGACCAATACTCCGGCGTCGACGGGTCGGCGTAGTGGACCTTGTATTCCAGGCCCCACGATTCCTCATGCTCGCCCCAACCGACCACTTCCGCCTCCCAGCGGTTGCGCTGGATGTCGACGCCGATCGTAATGAGGCCAACCTCGGGCGGCAGTTCGCGGCTCGCATCATAAGGCTCGCGTCGGCCGTACAGGCTATCCGGGTCGGCGCGCTCTCCGCCCTCTTCCCACGTCTCCGCAAGGGAAAGGTTGGTCCACTTCTTCAGGCTCTCGACGCTGTCCTTCGCCTCGATGAACTTCTTGACGACGGCCGAAAGCGGCATGCGCTTCGACGAAAGCTGTGAGGCGTGGAAGGAGGCGTGCCCCTTGAACGGCTTGCTCGCGAACCAACCGAAATTGTCCGATCGTCCAGCCGCGGTGATGGCGTCCTGCCGCTGTGCCTCGGACCAGGGCTTGCCGCAGCCGAGTTCGCCGGTTTCCGGGTCGTGGGCATCGAGGCGGCACTTGTAGCGCGCCGTCGACGGGTCATGGTCGCCGTTTTCATCCTTGTCCCATTTGACGCCGGACCATTCGATGACCTGGCGGACGCCGCAATGCGGGCACGGAACATGGAAGCGACGTTGATCCCCTTCCTCATACGACCGCTCGATGCGCGACAGGCCCTTGGTTGTCGGCGTCGACACAAGCACAATCTTGCGATTGGCGAAGGTGGCGGTGCGCTCTTCGGCCAGGCCGATAGGATCGCCCTCGCTCTTCTTGCCTTCGCCGCCGGCCGACGCTGGAAAGCGATCGACTTCATCGCATAGAACGAAGCGGATGGGGCGAGATGCTAGGCCGGCGGGGGCGTTGGCACCGACCATGCTCAAACGTCCGCCGGTGAACGACTTTTGCCGGATGGTGGAGTCGGCTGTCCGCGACTTTTCTTCGGTGAACACCTTACGGAGTACCGGCGTGTCCCGGATCATCGGCGCCAGACGCTCTTTCGAGAACATCTCGGCGCCTTCGACCGTCGGATAGACCGCAAGCATCGGGCCGGGTTCGCCGTGCGCGTAATAGCCGGCCAGGTTGAGCACGAACTCGGTCTTGAGGACCTGGGCACCCATCATGCCGGTCACCTTCTCGACCAGCGGATCGGTGGATGCGCGCATCGGCCCGCGGGCCATGGGCTCATTGTCGGTTTTCCACCGCCCGGGCATGCTCGCGGCCTCGGGCGACAGGATGCGGAATTTGTCGGCCCACTCATCGAGAGGCATTTTGGGCGGTGGTGAATAGGCGCGCGCAGCCGCGCCGCGCAGTGCGAGCCTGAGCTCGTTGCCTTGCGCTTCGCGGATTCGATCTAGGACAGCTAGGGGTTTAGGGCTGGCCACGCCGGCGCGCCGACCTCCGCTTGTCGGGAAATGCGTAGCGCGCCCACAACAGGACAATCGCGATCAAGGCCGACCAGACGACTATGGCGGTCAGCATGAATGCGCCGAATGCCTCAAGGGCCTCAGGCAGGGACATCGGCCACCTCCGATCCCACTTCGGCGAATGGGTCGTCGCGAATTTCCGCCATCGCATCGCCGATGACGTCTTCGACCTCCTTCACCACTTGCTCGATCGCCGCCTTGTCGCCGCCGAGAAACGCGCCGACACGGACGCGGACCTTGTTGCCGATCCCGAGTAGGCGGGTGCGGACGGTCACGTTCATTTCCGCGACCGCGGCGGCGACGTCGACGATTTCAACAACGCGACCGGCAGCCTTGGCGAGGTCGAGCTCCGACTTATCGGCCTGTGCAACCATCTTGCGGCGCTCGGCTTCGTCGTAGCTCTCGGGCTGGTCGCCACCACCCTCGGCGAACGGATCCGTGCCGGGCACGGGCGCGCGGGCCTGGCGGCGGAACTTGCCGTTCTCGATCGCCCACAGGATCGCGTCAACGCTGTCGAAGACGAACGGCTTACCCTTTCCCCCGCCCTCGAGGTACGGGAGGCCTTCGCCGAGCCACGCCGTAATGGTCGGCATGCTCTTGCCGAGGATTTCGGCGAGCTCGGTGCGGTTTACGCGCACAGGCCGCGAACCAATTCGGCGAGGTCGGCGATCGTGCCGCGGTTGTGAATCACGGCGTCCGCGTCGAGTTCGGCGATATACCGCTCACTCGGATGATTGCCGGCGACGACACCTGGGCGGTCGAGCTTCCAGATAACTCCGCCGCAGGTGCGGACGGTCTGAATTTCGTTGGGGAAGCGGACATCGTCGGCGAGCACGTTGGCGCTACCGGTTGAGGCTGCACGCGCCTTCCAGATGTCGGTCCAGAAACTCGGGCGGATCGTGTCGCGACCCCATTCGGTGCCAAGCGACTGCTGTAGCCACCGGCTCGTGATGCCGAGGCCCGAGATGACATCCTCTTTGAGGTCGCCTTCCACG